GCTCGATGCGCTGCCGATTCGCGCCCCGCCGGTCGCGCTGCCACCCCCGCCGATGACCGATGACGAGCGCGCCCGCAACCGCGAGCGCCTGCGCCAGATGATGCAAGACCTGACTGCCAAGATGACAAGGACACCGAAATGAGCACCCCCACCAACACCCCCCCCGCCGTGCCCGCCGGCTACATGCAAAACGCCGCCGGCCACCTGGTGCCCACCGACCAGGTGCGCGAGCAAGACCTGTTGCGCGACGAAGTGGCGCGCGACCTCGCCGAAGAGGCGCGCGTGCTCAATCGCGCCCTCACCGCCTTCAAGCGCCGCGCGCTCACCGACATTGCCGACCTGGTGCGCATCGCCGGCGAGCGTTACGACGTGAAGCTGGGCGGCACCAAGGGCAATGTGCAGATCTGCACCTATGACGGCCGCTACAAGATCGCTCGCCAGGTGGCCGAGCGCATCACATTCACCGAAGAGCTCGAGGCCGCCAAGGCGCTCATCAACGCCTGCATCGAGCGCTGGAGCCAGGGCGCGAACCCGCACATCCGCGCGCTGGTCGATCGCGCCTTCCGCACCGACAGCAAGGGCCAGATCAAAACCGCCGCGGTGCTCGAGCTCTTGCGCCTGGATATCGACGACGACGAGTGGCAAGGCGCCATGGAGGCGATCAAGGACAGCATCCAGGCCAACGGCACCGCCATCTATGTGCGGGTGTATGAGCGGGTGGGCGACTCGGACCAGTACCGCGCCATTCCGCTCGACCTGGCGGCGGTGGCGTGATGCGCGGCCCGCTCGATCTGCAAATGAACCGCGCCGGCAGCTGGCTGCATGTGTGCGGCTTCGACGGCCCCAAGCTCGACGCCGTCAAGAACGCCTGCGAAGAGTTGGTGCTGGCCACCGGCGGCAAGGTGAGCTTCAAGGTCACCACCATCGGCGGCGGCACCGTGGCCCTGCTCGACCCCAGGCGCGAGCCGGTCGGCTGGTCTGATCGCTAACCCAGGAGGCATCCATCATGGCCGCACTCGAATACCTCGCTGGCGCGCTGCATGCGCTGCTGCTGTGGTTGATGCCCCCGGAAGAGGAGTAAGAACATGAGAAGCGAATTTGCAGCCAACCTGTCGCTGAGCCCGAAGGCCGTTGGGGCCGAGCAGCGTACCGACTGGCCGATGCGCCAGTTTGTTGAAGACATGGTCGCGATCCTGCGCACCCACCCGGCCCATGCCCAGGTACAGGGCCTGATGCGCGATCGAGGTGTGCCGCTGGCCGTGCAGCGGCGTGTGTTGGCGGGGGCGTGAATATGAAAAACCCCTTCGTAAGATACGATATGTTCCATGGTTGGGTGGAGGCCACCAGCGTTGCCGACCGCCTGGAGATGGTCCGCAGGTTCGATGTGCCGGAGTGCGAAGCCGCGCTAGGTGTCGAAGGGTTGCAAGAGTCGGTTGCGATCGCGTTGCACAAGACGATGAGGCTTAAAAGGGAATGCGAGGAGGAGTTCACGCGCTATTTGATGCGAGGCAAATCGGACCAGGGGGGGGCGCAATGACCTCCGCACCCCGCATCGCCACCGTTGCCGCCCAGCACGCCCAGCTCATCAAGCAAGTGCACACCGGCAAGCGCGACCTCGGCCTCGATGACGAAACCTACCGCCTCACCCTGCAGCGCTTTGCCGCCGGCAAGACCAGCAGCAAGGATTGCTCGGTGGCTGAGTTGAAGGCGGTCATCGAGCACTGGCACGAATCCGGCTGGCCGCGGCCGGGGGGCAAGGGGCACAAGCCGCTTTCACCCCGTCAAAAAAAGCTGTGGGCGCTGTGGCAGGCGCTGGCCGATGCCGGCAAGGTGCGCGACCGGCGCATGCCGGCGCTGCTGGCATGGGTCGAGGGGCAGACCGACAACCAGGTGCAACGCCTGGAATTCTTGACCGCGGCGCAGGAATACACCCTGATCGAGTCGCTCAAGAAGTGGTTGGACCGCTGACATGAGCCGCCTCGCCCGTGCCACCGCCGACGAGCTCGCCCCGCTCACGGCGCTGCTCGACCCGGCCTACCCGGATGCGCTGGCGCGCATTGCCGAGTGCCTGTATCTGTCGCTGTGCGACCAGGCGCCGGGGGATGCCCAGGCGCACGCCCGGCTGGCGCTGGTGTTGTCCGAGGGGTTGCGGGCGGAGTTCGGCGGCGCACAGATCTACCTGCCCAAAGGCCAGGGCTTTGAACTCAGCGAGCGCGACCGCCAGATACTTGCCCGCTTCAACGGCCGCAACCTGCGCCAGCTGGCCCACGACTTCGGGGTGAGCGATCGCTACATCTACGACATCGTTGCGCGCAGGACGAAAGAAGAGATCGAGCGCCGCCAGGGCAAGCTGGAGCTTGATGAGGGCGGGCTGTGAAAACAGGCCTCAGGGCGCTACAGAGGCCCTGAGGCAGGTCGATGGCGGCGGGGCGGGGCGATTGGCAGCGGTAAAGCTTTATAAAGGTGAGCCTGCGCCGATCCTGACGGCCAGCGCCCTGCAATTTGACAGGAAATCCGTTCCGGACCATCATTCACCCGTCACGGCAACAACCGTGGCCGGGTTTGGCGATCCGGAATCCCTTGGCGCACAGCCGCGCCTCTCGCGGCTTTTTTGTGCGCAGCTCGTGCACGTTCCTTTATGGGCGGGCCGGGCGGGAGCCCTTCGGGGCTGCCGGTACCTTGGGGCCGGTTCGCCAACCCGCTCGGTTCCGCCCGCCCGTTTGGCGACGGGTGGCGGAAACTTAACCGCAACCCAAGGAGCAAGTCATGAGCAAAACCTCGCCCCAAGATGTGCCGTTCTCCGCGCGCATCGTCCTTACGCACTACTCCCTTACCCAGCTGCGGCGCACGCTCGGTGGTCTCGCAGCCATCGAGCAGCTGTTGCGCGTGCCTGTACCGGATGACGCCGGCGACGACAACGGCCAGCTCGCACACGTCTATCGCGATGACCTGTGCGAGTTGCTCGGCACGGTGTGCCAGCAGCTGCAGGACAAAACAGAATTTCTCATTGAACTGGCAGAAGCCAATCAACAGGAGGTGTTGCAGCAATGACCCGCATGAACATGATCCCCGCCGAGTTCCAGGGCGTGAAACTGGACATCATCGACCACCAGGGCAAGCGCTGGCTGACGGCCGAACAGATCGGTTTGGCACTGGGCTACAGTGATGTCAATGCCCGTGACGGCATCCGCAGGCTTTATGAGCGCCACGAGGATGAGTTCGCCAGCACCGACACAACCACGGTCAAGTTGACCGCGGTTGATGGCAAGCTCCGTGACATGCGCATCTTCGCCGACACAGGTTGTATCCTGCTCGGCATGTTCGCCAGTACGCAGCGTGCAAAGGCTTTTCGCCTGTGGGCAAAGGAGACGCTCGCCGGCCTGCCGCCCGCGCCCGTTGTCGCTCGCCCCGTGCCCCGCGCTACAGTGCGCGTGACCCGCGAAGTGGAGCGCCAGGTGCTCGAGCTGTTCGTTGACGGCTACTCGCAAACGGAAATGGCCGAAGCGCTGCGAATCTCCCGCTCGTCGGTGAATCTGCTGATTCACGGCAAGTACAGGTTTGCGCCTGGTCTGGGGGCATCGCAGTGCCCGCCTGATCTGATCTCTGAGGTGACCGCACGACATATGCAGATCGAGGCGGATCGCCTGGCGAGGGTTCAGGATAGTATTGCGCAGAAGTACCTCGCATCCGGTTGCAATCAGGATCTGGTCGATTCGCTGGAATACGTGGGCCAGTGCGCGCTCGACGGAACGCTCGTGCAGCTGGCCGACGACGGCAAGCTATCCTTGCGCAATAATTGAACCCCTTCATTTAGCCCCACCCCCACCCCGCGCGCAAAGTGCGGGGCATGCCTACCGCAACGCTCCCCGCTGACATTGAAGTTTTCCGCCCCGGTCGTCACATCGACGACCAGGGCGGCGTGCATGAGTTCTCGCCCGCCGACGTGGCCGACATTGCCGCGTCGTATGACCCGGCGCTGCACGAGGCACCGCTCACGGTCGGCCACCCCGAGCACGATCGGCCCGCCTATGGCTGGGTGCAGGGCGCGCGGGTGAATGAGGCCGGGCATCTGGCGATTGCATCGCGCGATGTCGAGCCGCAGTTTGCCGAGATGGTTGCCTCGCGCCGCTTTGCCAAGCGATCAGCTGCGTTCTACCCGCCCTCCCACCCCAAGAACCCCACGCCGGGCAAGTGGTATTTGCGCCATGTGGCGTTTTTGGGTGCGCAGCCGCCGGCCATTGCCGGGCTGAAAGAGATCCAGTTTGCCGACGACGCCGCCGGGCTCGTCTGTTTTTCCGAGGCCAGCAGCGAAGGCCAACCCACCCAGGAGCACAGAACAATGTCCGACCAAGAGAAGGCCGCCATCGCGCGTGCCGAGAAAGCCGAAGCCGAGGCCGCAGCCGCCCAGGCCGCAGCCAAGGCCGCAGAAGACCAGCTCGCGCAGTTTGCCGAGCAGCAGCGCACCGCCCGCCACGCCGGGTTTGTGGCGTTTGCCGAGCACCAGGTGCAGGCCGGAAAGCTCGCCCCGAAAGACCGCGACATGTGCGTGGCCACGCTCGAGGCCGTGGCCGATGCCGCCCCGGTGCAGTTTGCCGAAGGTGGCACCACCCGCAGCGTGAGCCCGGCCGCCTGGCTGCAGGGGCTGATTGCCGGCTCGCAACCGGTGGTGCAGTTCGGCGAGTTTGCGCCGGGCAGCGCCGGCCAGCGCCAGAGCGCGCCCAAGGACGATGCCGAGCTGGATGCGCGCGCAAAGGCCTATGCCCGTGACAACAAGGTGAGCTATGCCGAGGCCGTTGCGGCCGTGGTGAGCTTCACCGCCTGATAAGGACCGCCAATCATGATGACCCCCGCCGAAATCCGCCTGAAGCAAAACCCGGTGCTCACCAGCCTGCTGCTGGGCCTGGGGCAAGGCACCTATATTGGCGAGCGGCTGTTCCCGCGCTTGCCGCAAGCCTTGTCGAAGGTGATGCTCGCCCAGGTGGGCGACGAGCGCTTTCGCAAGTACAACCTGCGCCGCGCCCCGGGCACGGCCACCAAGCGGGTGAACATCAAGTACGACGGCAAGACCTACGAGGTGAAGCAGTACTCAGTGGAAGTGCCGATTCCGCGCGAGCTGATCCGCGAGTCGGAAGAGTCGCGCCGGTTGAACCTGAACGCCAACCTCGACATCAGCCGCATTGCCATGCTGACCGCGAACGACATTCTCGGCCTCGACTACGAGATCGAGTGCGCGGCCCTGGCCACCACCGCGGGCACCTACGCCGTGGGCAACGTGCTGGCCCTGGCGGGCGCCACAAAGTGGAGTGCGAGCACCGGCACGCCGGTGACCGACATCACCAACGCCAGCGAAGTCATTCGCAAGAAGATCGGCAAGCGCCCGAACACCCTCACGCTGAGTGCCGATGCCGCCGTGGCCCTGCGCCACAACGCCGAGGTGAAGACCTACCTGCCGAGTTCGCAAATGGGGCCTGCGACGATCGACCAGCTGCGCAGCATTCTGAACGTGGAAGAGATCCACGTTGGTGACGCCATCTGGATCGCCGACGACGACACCTCGGCCGACGTTTGGGGCAACAACGCGGTGCTGGCCTACGTGCCACGCATGATCGGCGCGACCGGTGACATCAGCCTGGCCGAGCCTGCCTTCGGCTTCACCAACGTGCTCGAGGGCCATCCCTTCGCCGAGCAGCCCTATTTTGAGAACAACCTCAAGAGCTGGGTCTACGGCGCGACCTATGAGCGCCAGGCGAACGTGGCCTACCCGGGCGCGGCCTTCCTGTTCCAGAACCCGAAGTGAGGCGGCCATGAGCATCACTGCGAAAGTCGCTGTGCAACTGCTGCGCGAGGACGCCCGGCTGGTGTTCGCGCCCGGCGAGCCGCTGCCCGAGCTGACCGCCGCGGAAGAGCGCGACCTGATTGCAGCCGGCGTACTGGAGTACCCGCCGACCGAGTTCTCATCCTCGTCCGAGCCGGAAGAGGCTCGGGCCGGGGCGGGGAACCCCGGCACTAGTGCATCGGCTGAGCCCGCGCTCGACACCAGCCCGGCCCGGCCGGATGAATCCGTCCCCGAGCTGGCGCGCGAAACCGAACCCGCGGCCGCTGCGGCCCGCAAACCCAGGAGTAAATGACCATGCGTCAATTCGACAAAACCCACGCCATCACCCTGGTGGCAGCGGTCGCCCTCGAGCAGTACCGATTCGTCTCGTACGCCGGCGGTGTGCCGGTGGCCTCGGGCGCCGGCGGCGCCACGGATGTGGCTGGTGTGACCGAGTTCGCCGCTGCGGCGGGCGAGGCGGTCAGCGCTGTGACTGGCTACAGCTACCTGGTCGAAACCGGCGCGGGCATCACCGCCGGCCAGTTTGTGAAGCCCGGGGCGAATGGTGTCGCGGTGGTGGGCTCGATCACCGACAACTGCGGCCGCGCGCTCACCACGGCCGCCTCGGGCGCGCTGTGTGAAGTGAAGCTGCAAAACCACGTGCACCCGTAAGCCATCATGTACGCAGAGCTATCCGACCTGGTGCGCGTCGCCACCCACGGCTGGGACGAACTTGCCCAGCGCGTGGTGCAGGATGCGCGCGTCGACGGGGCGCTGCTGCGTGCGTTGGCCGAAGGGGGCGATGTGTCGGCGTGGCCGACCGAGGTTGTGATCCTGGCCGAAGATGGCCTGGCCCGCATCATGGACGGCCTCGAGCGCGCCAGCCGCCATGCCGACACCTACATTACGCCCCGGCTGGGCGGCGTGCCCTTGTCGCCCGGGCTGATCGCCGCGAGCGATCTGCCGACCGTGGTCGCCACGATTGCCTGGCGGCGCCTCTATGGTGTGGCCGCCAGCGACGAGATCCGCAAGGCCACGGCCTGGGCTGACGACTATCTGCGCGACTTTGCCGCGGGCAGGGTGTCGCTCGGCGGCAACGATCCGCAGGGCGCCGACCCCGAAACCTACAGCGACTTTGCACCGCGCCAGATCACCGACGACGCGCTGAGAGGCTTCTGACATGCGGCTCGAGATCAAGCGCGGCGACACCCTCGATCTGCAATGCGCTTGCACGGTCGACGGGGTTGCGGTCGACCTGACCGGCTGGAGCGTGGCGTGCCAGTTGCGCGGCCCGGGTGGTGAGGTCGTGCATGCGTTCGAGCCGGTCATCACCGATGCCGCGGCCGGGCAGTTTCGCCTGCGTGCGCTGCCTGCGAAAACCGCCACCTGGCCGACCGGCACGCTGACCGGCGATATCCAGTACACCGACCCCTCGGGCCGAGTGATGAGCACCCGCACATTCACGCTGCCGTGCCTTGAGGATGTCACGCAATGACCATGGTCACCGTCGTGCGTCAGGCCGCGGCGGCCCAGTTGCTCACCGTGATCGGCGTGCCCGGCCCGGCTGGCGCTGCGGGCCCACCCGGCC